TATTGATGGGTCTGCAACTTTACCGCCTTTTGATTTAGCGATTAACTGCTCAAGTATTTCAACACTTTTTGCTGTAGTAGCCATTTGAATAAATTCTTCTGCAGTTTCAGCATCAAAGTTTCCTTTCGCAAAATCAGCAATGTTTCTTAATCTATAATCTGCATTCTCACCAAGCTTTGCAACTTCTGCTTTAATGCGCTCTTGCTCTTGCTCCTGATATTTAGAATCAAACTCCTGCTCTATTCCGTTGTATTTCTCTACAAGCTCATTAAACATGTCTTGATTCATATTGTACTTAGATCCAATTTCTGAAAGCATGCCTACAAGCGGGTCATTCTCTTTACCTTCTCCAATCTGGTAGCCTCCTTCAGGAGCTCCTACAAATCCCTTTAGCCTGTCGTTATGGTGGTTAAGCAATTCTTTGTAGCTCTTGGCTTGATCTGCTACCGATTTGTATTTGTCCTTTACCATCCATTCAGGAGCATCGCCTTGTCCTGGTACGCCTTCTGCCCAATACCATGAAGATTCTGGTTGTGCTTCCTGTTGTTCTGTTGCTTGTTGTTCTTGTGCTGGCTGCTCTGTAGCAGTTGCTTGTACTAATGATTCGCTCATATTATTCCTTTACATACCTTTCTTTTTGTTTCTGTGCTCTTCTTTATCTTTTTTTCTTTGCTCTCTAGCAGTAAGCTCTTCCTGTTTTACTTCCTGCTTTCTGATAATAGTTTTAACAACTGGCTTTGGTGTTCCAATTAGATCGTCAATAATACTTGTATGTTTTGCTTCCATTACTTTTCACCTTTCTTCGCAAATTCGATTTGTGCCAATATCTGCCTGATTATATCAGCACGGCCTTCTCTAATGCCTTGAGCATAGGCATCCTCACCAGCACGAACAATGGGCTTGGTAAGGTAGGTGCTAACCATATGCTCTAGCACATACTTCCCGCTACCACTATCAAATGCTATCCTAAACTGGCTTGCTAATTCAATAGCTTTATCGTAGTTACCTTCCTCTACCACGGGACCGTTAAGTGATTCCCAGCCCCCAGAATCTAGTAACATCTGTGTTAATTCATCCCTGTTGTTCAATTGCACCTCCTTGCATCATTTGAGCTTTGGCAATGTTTTGCTTCATCTCCTCCTGTTCGGCTTTATTACGCATAAGCTTTTGTGGTATTCCCATCTTTTCAGCTTTCCACTGCGGTACGTCCTCAAGCTTAATAGTACCCTCAAAGTAATCTGGTGGGAGCATAGCCATCTCCTGCATGAACTGATTAAAGTTCTGTAGCTCTTCCATATCTTGAATCTTAGCCATCGGTGAAGTGAACTTGATAGTAACCTCACGCCCATCAATTCTAAGCGGTGGGAGCTTGCCATTCTTCACTAGGATATCAACTACACGTTTAATCAGTGGCTCAAGCATTTCAGACTGCATACGTCCGAATGAACTAAGAGAGCTTTGAATCAAGTCCTGATTACGAATACCCATCTCTGTAGCTGTACGCACTGGAGTCTCTTGGATGCTTCCGAATGGCTGTGCATACATGAACTCATTGATAATCTGTCTGTAGTCATTGATAAGCAACTGCGCTAGATTGAAATCACCAGAACGGTTCAATGGCATTAGTGATGGGTTGCGTGTGTCATTACTACCTACTGGGATAATGGCTCCAGGGGATAGCTTTACTGTATAAGGGTTGAGAATTCCATCATCTGCAGCGGTGTATAACCCACTGATAGCAAGAGCTGCATTCCTTAGATTGAACTCAACTACCTTATTAAGAGTCTTAATATCTGGAAGCAATTGCATAATACGCCCACGTCCAAGTGTTTCACCTGGAGTTACAGTTTCACGGAATACTACCCACGGAGATGAGTCATTGTACTCTTCAAGTATCACATCTTTGTCATGGCATACATAAGTTTCAAACTTAGTGCCTTCCTTGATTACGCCCTCTATCAGCTCAACTTCAGTATCTGGCTCATCTTTTACGATCTTAATAAGCTTAGCGCTTAGTGTAGCTCTTGGGTAAATCTCCATGATATCTCTAGCTGGAACCTTGAAGCATCTAAAGATATTCTCAATCTGTCCACGTTGTGTAACCTCTGGAAATATCTCAGATAAAGAAACACTTCTGAAGTTGAGCATAGACTGGATACCATCTCCCTCTTCAACAATCAATGCACCTGTTGAAATACCCAAATCAGTGAATGATTCATGTGCTTGTGTAGAAAAGTTAGAATGGTTGATATGGTCAAAGATGATATCAGTAATAAGGTCAAGCTGTTTTTGAACGTCTTGCTTTACTTCATCTGGCGTATCAGTTCCAGGCTCGAGTCTCATCCATGTTTTCCAAGGTGGAACAATCTGCTGCTGCATACGGTTAGCGTATTTTTGTAATGCAGTAATAGCAGTTGAATCAAATACCTTTAGGTTTTTCTTCTGCCCTGGTGAATGCTGATCAATTGTCTGTTTATCAGGTAGCGCATACTCGTAAGCTTCTTTGAGATAGTTCTCCCAAAGACCCTTACGATTCTTTGCTTTCTTGTACCGCTTTAGGATTTCTTCCGCGTTTTTTGCCAATTTGTGCCTCCTCACTGCAGTTGCATTTTAGTTCATTAAACTCTTTTCCTGGGAGTATGGTAGTTACCTCACCACAATCTAGGCATGTTACCCTTGTATAATTTGATGTAAAATACCTAGCCAAGAATATCACCTGTAGATGCGGATGTAGAAAGAAGCGATCCTCGTGAAATACGCTTTGCCCTTCTTACGTCAGCCCTTCGTTTCTTTTCCTGCTCGATTCCCTCCTGAGCCGATACAAGTCTCTGTTCTTCTGCTGCAGCAGCCTCAGCTTGCTTAACTTGCTCTTGGTATTGTTCTTCTGCAGCACGTTGTGCAATCTTTTTATCTGCACCCCAACCAAGAACGTCTACCTGCCCTTGCGCTTTTGCTATATCTTTATTCTTTGAAGTCCAAACTAAGCCTCCAGGGTCAAGAGTATAACCTACAATATTAGCCTGCTTTCTAGCATATTTCTCACGGTTCTTATATACTTTTCTTGGTGATGGCGCACCCATGCTATCTCCTTAATGGATTTCTTAAATTATACCACACTTAAACTATACTTAGGTACCCACCTATAAACAGTATCTGTTATCCTTTCAGATGCTGATTTGTATAGGTTTCTATCTGAACCAAAGTATATTGGTATGTCCTTACCTATTGTATAGAACTCATATGCCCACACCATGATCTCAAATAGTTCTTTGTTGGTCTTAAACTTTCTATCAGAATATAGGAATGTAATCCACACCATATCATCAAGCAATTCAATACCAACCACCCCACCTTTATCTTCAGTTCCTATAATAACATGAGGATTATCATACATGTTACTATAATCCTGCCCTAGATTACGTTCTGCAATCTCAATATATTCATCAGTGAGTAATATCAAAACACACTCCATTCGTTAGATGCAACAGCAACTCTTCTATCAATATTTTTACCGCTAAGATTAATTGATGCACCTGTACCATCGACAAGGAACTCAAGTGTATTAGCAACGTGAGAGTACGCATCTTTATCTGGCTTATCAGCATATTTGTCGCCGCCTACGTTTACACGCCTAAATTGGTATCCACCATTCAAAGCCTTGCGCAACATCTTACACTTAGAGCTAATCACTATGTTTGGGAAACCTTGCGTTATAGTGCTCAACTTTCTCTTAACTGCTTCAACCATGATAGACGGGTGCTTAGTATGCGATAGCCTGCACTTCAACCCTAGCTTATTCCACTCCTGGAACTGAGTGCGATTGTCCAGCTGTGTACGGCTATTAGATGCCCAAGGGTCAAGCCATGTCTCTATTCTGTGCTCTGAGTAGTTTGCTTTCAGGTACGCACTACACATTTCCCCAAACTCGATACTTCCTATGTCATCGCTTACTAATTCGTCAAACACCACAATGCGCCCGAATGTATCCTGCTGCGCAATAAGAAATGCTGAAGTTCTTCCGTTGTCTGCAGCGCATATAATAGGCAATGATGTTGTTGGCCTACTTACGAACTCTGCATCTATGCAGTGCAGCTGGTCATTATACTCAGGGTATACAGGCTTTCCGGTCTGCAGTGGTATGAACTTAACACGGATCATTACATCAATCCAGTCTTTAGACTTACCAGCAAGGAACCCACGATAGTATTCGTATGGTAGGTTATCTATGTTCTCAGCTTCTGGGTTTACGCTTCCATCTTCAAGTATAGCAGGAGGTTGCAAGAATACCGCATGATTATATGGCCTGTCTTCAAAGAACTTCTTATACATCCATTGTTCATTGTCACAAGCATTTGAGTCAGCCCATGCGCAAGGGTTTGTGGCTTCTGTCCCTTGTGTAATAGAAGGGTAGCGACCTAAACGTGATGTTACGTTTTCCAATGCCTCTTTTGGCAACTCTCTTAATTCATTTAAATATGCAAATGTAATCTCAAGCGATAGCAGTTTCTTCATATCCCCAGGCTTATCAAGCGCACGGAATAGAATCTCTGCCCTTACATCACCATGCTCATATAGTGCAGTAAGATTTCCCCAGTTCATTTTCAACTGGTCCCCGAAGAATCCCTCAAATGATTTAATGGTAGTGTCACGAAGCTCTACCGATGTATTACGGATTACTGCTGTTCGTGTGTGTCTTATTGCATCATCAGAAGGTTCTTGTTCATGTATTAGCTTCTCCCATCTTAGGATAGATGCCAGTGTCTTTCCTGAACCAATAGGCCCAACAATTAGAGATACGAATGCATCGCTTAGATAGTAGTCAGAAACAACA